CTCATCCGCCAGAGTTGAACTTCAATAAGGATAGACACATCAGATGACAAAAGACATTAAAGCATTAATGCCAAGTAAAGCTTGGAATAAATTCGAGGAAGCACGACCGTACGTCACCACATCAGGTTTCGCGGTTGACGAGGATGGACGATTTCCAATTCTCTACCGTGGGCCAAACGTCCGCAGTGCACGTAATTGCTGGAGTTTGCCCAGCGGGTTGCACGAGATCGGGTACACGCTCGGTCAACAATTCGAGATTGAACTCGCTGAGGAGCTCAATATTGACGGAGTTGGACAGCGATACATCCAGATGTTCAATTATGAAAACATTTCACCCGCTGACAACTGGCACTGGGTTATCAATGTCGGTGTTATTCCAGTACGCTGTAAGTTTAAGGACATGGTCAACAAGGAACCAGAGAAGCACACACAACTTCGACTGGTTACGCTAACAGAGATGTACGCAATACCAATGACCCAGTGGGCACCGGGTTTAGGTTCTGCTCTGATCACTAACAGCCGTCGTATTCACGAGACCGTTAGTGCAGTTTCACGCGATCTAAGGAGTTCAAATGCGGCACATCGTATCTCATAGCACAAGTCAAGGTTGGCTAAGCGTTCTACGCGATGTACTCCTCAACCATGAGTATGAAACAAGCCCACGCGGATTTAAAATACGTGAGGTTATTGATTACTCCATCGAGATTGGCGATCCTAGCAGCAAGCCGGTTACGTGTGGACACCTCGACATCGACAGCAAGATTCAGCGGTACACTGGGGCTGAACTGGAGCTCTATGAGAGCAAGACGTTATTGGCCACTGAATTTGCTAGGGCAAGTAAGTTTTGGCTGACAATCGCCAATCCGGATGGCACGGTAAATAGCAACTACGGTTACTTGGCGAAGTCAGTGATGGATGGTGGACAGGCTGGTGTATCAGGTTGGCAATGGACAATTAACACGCTGCGCAAGGATATGGATAGCCGTCAGGCGATTATTCACTACAACCGGCCAATGCACATGAATCCGGAGACGAAGGATTTCCCATGCACCATTTGCACCCAGTACTTCATCCGCGAGAATAAGTTGCACGCCATCACCTACATGCGCAGCAATGATGCTCGACGTGGATTACCATACGACCTGTCGTGGTTCTGCAAGACGATGGAAGATATGCTGGTAGAGCTCAAGGAGTACTATCCTAATCTAACCCTAGGCAAGTATCGACACCATGCCGGTAGCATGCATCTCTACGAGCGGGATTGGCCTGAGGTAGAGAAGATTTTGTCACAGGTTCAAATCATCACCAACGAGGTGGTATTAAACAAAGGATTTTAATTTATGGTAAACGCATACGTAACACTAAAGAAGGTGTCCAAGAAGGACAAAAACATTGTAACAGCTGAGCTCTCTGGGCCGCTATCGCAGTACGTCAATAAACGGCAGCATACTGAATTCGTCATTCGCTTTCACAAGGGATACGCTGATACGAAATATGACATCCCTGTTGTATTTCGTGTGAACCGTGCTGGTAAAACAGCTTGCACCTCAGCTTGGCCAACGATTCTCGATGGTCTGCGTCCGGAGGTTGGTCGTACGATGAAGGTTGAAACAACTGGAGTTGTTGCGATTCACGACCTGGTGCCAGAGACCACGAGCATCACGTTTTCATACCCGACAAAGCGGAGTGCTATGCCAAAGACGAAGTCGTCAACGAAGGGTGGCAAATTGAAGGCCATATCAACCCGTAGCGGCGTAACGATCGTTAGATCCTAACAGATGAAAGTTGCAATATTCGGCGATCTACAGGCTTGTGAGGGTGGTGAACGACTCCGTTCTGATGGCTCAATTCCTCTTCAAAGATGGCGAATCTCCAAGTTTTATAGGGACTTGCGACGAATCGTTGACGACAACGGATGCGTGGTCGTTGTTGATCTTGGAGACACTACCGATGACCGGAGTAGTATCCCAATCCCAACAATAGATGTGCTCATGGAGGGCATTCTGTCACTCCGTGAACTCCTCTGTTGGAAGCTCATTGGTAACCATGAGCAGTTCTATAGGTCGCCGGATATGCATCCTGGTAGGTTATATTCTGAGGTGTTCCAAGTAGTGGCGCGTTCTGTGTCACAGGAGATTGGCGGAGTCTCCTGCCTATTCTCATCGTATAACGACAACCACGACGAGATTATGGAGGACATCCACAACTTCCTAGGGAAGAACAAGGGCAGGAAGAAAGTATTGTTTGGCCACTGGGGAGTGCATGGTACCGCCATTAACGGTGGTACGCTGGAGGGTGGCATGAACAGGGAGTATCTCAATGACAATTTTGATGCCGTATTTCTTGGCCATATTCATAAGCCACAGCGGATGGATAAAATATGGATTGTTGGTAGCCCGTTTCAACAGAATTTTGGCGAGAGCGGTGAGCGAAAATGGGTGCTCATCTTTGACACGGAGACGTTGGAAGTATCACCAGTCTATCTTGACGACTACCCAAAATACCATGCCATTCCCGTTGGCGAGTTTAACAAATTGAAGACAATCGGCGAGGATAGGTACAAGGTTATTTGCCGATCGCCAGAGGAATCGCAGTCAGTGCTTGACCACCCAGCTGGTGGTCAGGTTACAATTATCACCGACTATGAGAAGGGTAACACCGCTAATGAATCGGTTGGTTCGTCGGCATTAATATCTCACGAGGAAATGATTGAGCGATGGCTGCAAAAAACTCCCGCACCGCATGGTTGGGATGTTCTTGGTCTTAAATCGTTTGGAGCTGAATTGCAGAAATGAACACACCACGCCACCCTATATTTGTTTTCTACGGTCATGACGGTGCCGGTAAAACCACGCTCATTGAGCGTATGCAGAGGATCTATGGCGGTAAGCGTATCCATCTCGGATACAGATGGAAGAGTGAGATGTTTCGCTATCACCTCGCCGCTATTCGTCGTGCCGTGAGATTCGCCTCCACCGAGGCACCAGTTTACCTAGACCGTGGTTGGCTCTGCGAGAACGTCTATGCTGATGAATACCGCGGTGGTAGTCAATGGCCGCACATGGGACGAATGTTAGACCGCGTCCTGTTGGCCTATGGTGCATTGAATGTTGTTTGTAGCTTAGACCCAACTACCGCCGGTAGTAATCACCTGGTCAACACCGCCGATAGACACGAGTTATTCGCGGATGGCATGGACCGTGTCGCCTCACGCTACCTCAAGTTACTCGCTGGTAGAAACGATTTACTTCCACGAACCTCATACCCAGATGACCTGGGTACGCACATCTTTGACCGCCGACATGATTGGATACGGCACAACTGGAAAGCCGAACCGGTTGATGAATACTGCCGGTATTTGATGACAAAGTGGATTGGTAATGAGAGTCTCGCTGGAGGGTATCTACCTAGCAGGGAACACCGTAACATCGTCGGTAATACCGCAAAATACGGGAAATACATGATTTGCGGTGATAGGACCAAAACGGATGAATACCGCCGTGGTTGGCCATTTATTGAGTACCAGCATAGTAGCCTCTACCTGGCCCAAGCATTACACCGAATTAATCTGCCGGAGCATCTCACCGCATACACTAATGTAGACTGCATTGAACGGTGGTACGATCACCCTCGATTCAAGGATCGTAGATACCTGGCTCTCGGAAGAAATGCCTCAGATGTGCTAACCGAGGCCGGCATAGAGCACGGGATGGTACCACACCCAAGCTACCATAAACGGTTTTGCCATGATAACGAGGCGTACGCAAAGCTAATTGAGGAAAATCTATATGAAAAATAAGAGAGGTCCAATCGTACCACCGGCGTCCAAGAAGCAAAAATCTATCGTGCGCCACGGACCACCGCGCACCAAGAAACAGCTAGAGACTGAGATACGGTTTGACAGGCTTATCTCTGAGAAGGGCCTAAAAACGCTAACGAAATGGCTGAAGGGTCTACAAAAATCCTAGCGGCTAGGTACACATTTTCCAAACAGTAGGTCAACAACTGTCTCAGGTTTTGCAGCATTCTCTAATTCTTCAAACCGTTCGCCTTCGTCATCTCTTTTAATACATAGCACCTTAACGCCACCCTTCTGGCACGATGTAACCATGATTGAGTAGCACTTGGTTGACACCTCAAAGGCTAAATATCCGTCATGAACCTTTGGGTAGCACTTAACGTCGCTGTCACAGCACTTATCTACCATAAGTGCCTTTAGTTTCTCAACGAATGATAACACTGCTTGGCTGCTCTCATGGAGCAGGCACTCCGCTAACTTAACCGCTTTTTCCCTAATTGTCATAGAATAACTATCCACGATGACGTGCGGGTGTATTCTCCTAGCATGATCAACAAAATTGTTCAAGTAGGGTGGCCATCATGAGAGGCCCAGACAAGGATAACCCATTATACGCGTTAGAGATAGCAAGGAATATAGCCAAGTGGATGTGGAAGGACGGTAAAAATACCGCCCAGATTGCTGACAGACTTGAGTGCAGTCGTAGCCAGGTGATTTCCTACATGATCGCAGTGCGAAAGACGGACAAGAAGTCGTTTCCATTGCGCTGGGCACACACTAAAAACGTTCGTGGTGGCCGCAGATTCTGGGAGAATGAACGCGGTGCGATATTGAAGCACCTTAACTCCGGAGTCACAGCTAAACAATTGTCCGTGGTGTATGGTGTTACGCGAGAACGAATTCGCCAGGTGATAGCTGGTTACGGAATTGACTACCAGCAATACATCGACAGCTACAGGCTGGTAAAAGAACGACGCTCGTGTGCAAATGAGCTGAAACGGAAGGAGGAGTTGACGAGACGATCGCTGGCAAAAAAGATGCCGAAGATCCTCGAGGTCTCCAATCTCTACGCCTCTGATTTAACCTACCACGAGATAGAGGATAGACTAGGATTTAAACGTGGACACCTGGCCTCAAAGATCGCCAGATACCGTGCCATTTGCCCAGACCTATTCCCAATAAGAAAGCCACGGGTATTACGGTAGCTTTCCACGGTGCGCTGGACATGTATTCTCCAGCTGTGCAATGCAAGCTTAAATCCTCACAGATCAACAAACTACCAACAGCGGTAAGACATTACGTCCAGGCATGGATGAAGGATAAGAATAGCCGCCGTGTCTTCTACCGTGAGGTGGCCTTGGTCAATATTGAGGAGGATGTCCGTTACACGGCGTTCAACCTCGAATCAGGTCTAGCAGCCACAGGACGAGCTGGCGGTGAGTGGAATGGCCAAGGAGATTTTACACCAGGCAAAGAATTATCGCTGCCGCGTGGAGTTGCTATGGTTGCCCATGGAATATATGGCGGTGCTTGGTATTTGACGGTCTATTGGAACCCAAACAGCATGAGACCTCAGTACACCACGTTCCTAGGCAATGCCCAAGGCCCGTCTAACCAAACACTGAGCCTCATCTAACATAGCCTTTGAGGCAGTTTGGCTTGGATAGGCGCGGGAAAGAAATCGATGTATCAGGCTGTCAGCTAGTTCAGCATAATCTGGATCGTCCATGCTTAAATTGTCAGCGGCGTCATTGGCGATAGTGCTGTATCCACCACCGTCAATGAACCGCGAAAGGACAACGGCATATAGGACAACGGCGTATACGCCACAATCACCTATCAATCTAGCGCTAACTCTGATTTCATTTAATCCGTCTAGTGGAATATTGGCGATGTTTTTACCAGAACCGTCGGCTCTAACACGGTCCACAGGTACTCCAATGTCGGTTAAGGCATTAACCGTTCTATCCATCAAATCGATGAGGCATGGATTAGCGTTAGGAAGAGCGGCGTGAACGTCCACTGACTCGTCTAAGACGGCCTTTGAAGCGGTCTCTGATGGAAACATTTGAGCCATAATCATAGACACGAAATAGTTAACAAGCTCATCGTCGATCTTACCACTTTCGTCTGGTGGGACGGTTATATGTCCTAATGGCACTGACGTCTTCCGCCTATTTCCCGGTTGAAGACCGACCGTTGATGAATCGATTGGCTCCTCAGCTGATATTGTTCCGCTGGAATAGGAGTTGACCATCAGTCTAATTCGACGACCACTACTAAATCCTATGGTGCGTAGTGACGGGGAGATGCATGGCTTCGACACACCCAGCGATATGATGCTGGTGGAGAGTTCGTTCAGAATCCTTTCAACGTAGGAGTCAACGTGTTCCACCTCATCATAGAATCCCTCGGCTAAAACCGCGTTATTTGCGGTACCTGTTGGGTCTGCGGCAGCTAGAAAATCGTCTACTCTCAATAACCGTAAGTTAAGTCCAGTCCAATAGAATTTGTTATATGGATAACCTGAGATGTCGGTATGGCCATCTCTAGCAATTTCAATTCGCACACCGCCGACAGTCTTTATGATCAAATCTTTCTCTTGACTATCCTCTGATGTGTATTCGACGTCGTGCGCGTCGAGAATATTGAGGATGATCCTGCTGTTCTCCTTAAATTTGCCATACCGTAGATCTTCACCTTCGTCGATTACGGCGGTATCTGCGGCGCCGCTAGGATCAATGATTGCTAGCAATTTAGAAGGTGGAAATTCCTCCTCAGGATTAGTGCCAAAGTATACCTGTTCTGCTCCGTGGTAAATTGCAATCAGTCCGTCGTTGTTGTACACTGAGGCTAGAGGTTGACCATTAACCACTACTCGCCATATTCCTGTGTTAATCCGTATATTGCGGTAAGTAACTCCAGCGCTATCGCAGACATCTCCAATGTAGTCTAGATTGCGTTTGGCTGAATCTGGTAGGTGGTATGCGTTGCTGCTCTCATTAAGTACCGCGCTAGCAGCTGTCTCAGACGGGAAAATCTGAACCGTAAGCAAGGACACAAACTGATCCACTAGGTTGCTGTCAACAGAGTGCAAGACATCGTCAGGTATGATTACTGAATCTCGAACCGCACCGTCGTATTGGAACTCACCAGGGCGTACATCAGATCTGGGTCGGTCATTGAGCAGCTCCGCGGTGATACGACGCCCAATGTAGGTGCTTACCCAGAATCTAATTCGGCGACTGCCACAAAATTTAATGATGGCGGTGTTGCCGGTGTTTAACAGCATTTCAGCGTCTCTACCCATCGATTTCACATACAGGCTAAAACTGTTAGCCATGGCTCTCACGTAATTCTCTAGGCCAACAGTAGCCTTGTCGGCAGTATAATCATATCCTGATTCGCCTAGCACGGAATGCACCGCCACACGCTCTGGGTATAGAGTAGAAATCATGGTGTCAAAATGCCGCAAATAATCTACCTGCTCCACGAATAGATATTCATAGTCGGTTTGCTTAATGCCACCACCATCGATAGATAGGAATAGCTTGCGATTTCCGCAGAGAAAATGAAAAATTGTTTCGCCTATTACAACCCACCGCGAGTTTACCGTGCGTGTCGGTTCAACACTATAGGCTATGCCGTATTTGTCGAGAACCTTCGTAAACAGACTTACATACCACTCTACTTTGCTCCCGGTCTCAGATTCACCAAGTAACGCATCCACGGCGGCGCGCTCAGGATAGAAATACGCAATCGCGGAGTCAACAAGCCCATCCACCTGCGCCATGTCAACCGGATTATCGCCAACCTCAACGGCGGCTATGCCAACCGATGGTCCGCGCTCCCCAGTGTGAAGAAGCAGGGTGCGTGATTCTGTCGGCTCAATAACCACAATAGAACCGGTTCTAAATGATGCCACCCAAATCTCGAATAGCCGTCCATCCTCGAACGATATCAGCCTAATGGTGCGCGTTGTTCTGACGATTTTGGCCTCTACACCGTAGGACTGCAGCCTGGATATGAAAGCAGACGCGATTGAGGTGAGCCAGTCGGCCATATTACCAGCCTCCTGGTCCGCGGTGGACTTGCTCAGCACCACATATTTAGTATCTGTCACCTCTGGCATGGTATAATAACAACCCAGCGAAGCTCTTCATATTCGCACACCTTCCAACATATCACAAAACAGATCAACGCTCTGTGATCCTTGTATCATGATGATGTTCGGTGCTCGCTGGAGCTGCTTGTCAGATCTCGGCGTATGTCCTGATTTTACCTCGATGTAGACACCGTAGGTTGGGAGGTAGAAATCAAGTTGGCAATCATTGTGCTCCTCCTCAATGAATGCGATACCAGCATCCGTAAGGCGCTGTCTAACCTTATTTTCGAGCGGGCAAGTTAGTTGTTTTACTGGATTCATTGTTTTCTCAGTGGTGATGGAAATTGCACTGGCATCCAATAGGATCCTACATACCAGCTCTCTATCGGCGTATCCCATGCCTGAAAGTGCATGCCTCCATGATTGCACCATAGCACATCTCCATTGTCATTGGCGTCAGAGGCGGCTGGTTTACGCATGGAAACTGGTATCCAACCATCAGGATCGGCCTCCTTGTGAATTGGCGTTAGGTTGCATACCTGGTTAACTTCATATTCCTCACCTGTGGTTTCCATATACCGGCACCAGATGGATCGCTTTGGACCATCAATCCTGTCCCAAGCACTCATTTAGCCTCCCAAATAGCCGTAAACTCACGGTACGTGCGGTATCTCCGCGTTGGTTCTCTGCCTGGGTAATACTCGACATCCGTCCAAGCACCTAGGATAGAGGTATCGCGTCCAACCGTTTTGCAATCCATACCCTTGATACAGCCACAGTAATAATCAGACCTCTGCTCGGCAGTGAGTATAAGATAGACGACCCACAAGATGTGAATCCAGAGGAAATTTAAGACTTTCACTTTTTAGGTTCCCATGTCTTTGTACCATCAGGGTGTTGGACTAATTCAACCTTAACCTTGCCGGTGAGCGCATCGATTTGCCCTTGCCTATATCCAATACCGTAAACTTCACCGATTACACACACCCAGAACACTGTGGCCGCTGCACACCCAGATAGAAAAACTGAAGTATATGAAAGACCGCTCATCTATGCCTCCTTCGTAAATTGTTGCCTTTTCTCAAGCTCCATCACTCGATCGCGCAACTCATCTATTAACTTGTTCTGGCCCTTTATGAGCTGCACGAGGTGTTCAGAACACCACTCTAGGTGTTTAATTCTTCTTCCATAATAAAACCAGTTAAAGATGTTCATCCTGCCTCCTGCGTGGCCATCTCGTCTAGCGCCGCGAAATATGCGTCCTTAGCCGTGTTAAAATCTCCGAGCAATTCCTCGTTGGTCAAGGCGCGCAAAACTTGCTGCCCATCCCTGTCTTCCACCACCGCGCTAGGTCTGTATTTCGATCGGTGAAATTCAATTTCAAACGTGCATCGTAGCTTCTCTAGTTTCCACTTGTTCATCCTAATCTCCTTTTTGTCTGCAATCGCTCTAGTTCTTCAAGCTCAGGCAGTGTGATGGTACTTTCGCATTCCTTTGACACCAGATATGAAAACCGCACATCCTCTTTATTGGTTAACCCGTGCAAATTTTCTTTTGCCCGGTCACGCTCGCGAACCTTGCGTGCTACGGCAGCGCAACCTGCTTCAATCAGTTTCTTCTCGGTCGGCGTTAGGTCACTCCAATGTGCAGCGCAAAAACCTTTCTTACGAACCGCCCTTCCTCGGGCCTCTAGGTATATCTGGCCTAAACTCTTCTTTTTCATACGGCGTCAACCTCTCCGATGGCCCTATCCACTAGATTCACCAACCGGATATCATCCAGCTTGTTTTCACGCATGTTACCCTTATAGGCTCCATAAGGGATGTATTTCTTTGCCGACTGCAATAGACCTGTAAGTTCCTTTATTCTCGCCTCCTGGGCGTCACGAACCTGGCGCAGGGCTTCAAAGATTACTGGTTCTGCGCCGGTGGCACTATAGCTGGAGGATGTCCTGCCTAATCCGAATGTGATGTCTATGGCCTCATCGTCTATCCTCTTACTCGTGGATTCAGCGATGCTCCGTAGTTCGTTGTCAGACTGTTTCACATGGTCTCCTTATTTAACTTCTCTAACTCGGCCAAAGTCTCAGGATCCTTTAGAATCTCAACCACCCTGCTGAAGATCTTTGCCTGCAGTTCAATTGGACAAAGTTGCAATATTGCTAGGCAGAATATTCTTTCAACCGTCGCAGATAGTAGATGTCTCATACGTTTCCATCTTTACCGGTATTGACAGGCCCTTGCTCGCCGTGTTTCATCTACCGTGTTCCAGTAGCGATCCTTGCAACGGGTGCAACAGAACGCTTGCTGATAGGACCTTTTCTGCACCCGTCTCTCACAGGTTGGGCAGGTTATAGTCATACCAACCTTAGCCGATTTAGACGCGTCATAGGTGGCGATCATACCGCCTACCCGACAGGTAACGCTACCTTCATCACACTGGTCGTCCAATGCCTCCGCCTCTGTCACATGGTTGTCATTGTTCATTTGTCTCTCCAGCAGGAGAAACAATAGCAAATCGTAAAACACGCCGCTATTGAACATGTTATAATTGCATCATAAACGCTAGTATTCATTTTCTCCTTTTAGATTGGTGAACCGCCTGAATCTATTCGGCTGACACCCACTCAGTTGGGAGCATTATGCACCTAGCACAGCACCCGCTGTGATTTGGCACCGCCTTATTCCGCCGTTGGCACGGTTCGTATAGTAGAATACACGGTTGGCGGTGGGTGGAAAGAACTTAGACCTACCGCAACTCTGCCTTCCAACCAACGTCGTCCACCGTGATGCTACGAACACTCACCAAACGTGGCTTGGACACCTCAGCGTGCACCGTGTTAAACAGCGGCACCTGACCATAGTACCGGTCATGGTGCACAGAGATGAGCCGCCTCTCAGTCCTATGTGCCTCAGCCCTATCCTCGTACCAGCTGATAGACCGGATACGCACCGGTGATGAACACTTGGCCATTGCTTGGGCCAAGTAGAGGTATAGATCCGCGCGGTGGTGGTCTATGCGACCAAACTCAGAACGCTTCACCCGGTTAAGGTGGGTGGAGAAGCGACCAATGCGGTTGGTAACGCCATAGTAGACCGCCATGTCGTGGATGGGGCAGAGGATTTCGTAGACGTGGTGCATGCTACACCTGCGCCCTTCCGAAGGAGAATGACATATAGATTAGCTTGCGCTTAGAGATACTGTACGCCGCATCCACCTCGTCCAGCTTGCGGAGATGCTCCAACACCTCAGCCTCAGGTGCGCCAGATTTATCGAGCCGCTTAGCCTCCTTGGTGATAGCCTTGCGGTCAAGGAAGCGCTGCGCCTTCTGTGTCGGTGTGAGGTGTGACCACGGTGTGTCGCGTTTGTAGGCGGGAATTAGGCCAGCCTTGCGCTTCTCGTAGGTCTCGAGGTAGAGCCGCTTACGCTCCTCCATCTGCTCAGGCGTAAACTGCTTGTGCTCGGTGACGTAGGGACCACGTTTTTTACCTCTGGCTCTCTCGCCGATGGCCGCCTTCTCCTCGTCGGTGAGGTTACGGCGTGGTTTGCTAGCTCCGAGTTCGTGTCCACCAACACCTGACAATTTGTTATAAAAACCTTCTGTACCGTAAGCAGCAATCCGCTTAGCGATCTCCGCCTGCTCGACGAGAATGACCTCCCATTTCTTTAATCCTGACGCTAGTTTTATGATTTTCCAATTCTTGTCATATATTTTGGAATACATTTCGTTATGACCACAATTAATCGGCGGGTCTCCTCTGAGCCACTTCTTTAATCCAGTCTCGTGCATCGCCATGCGACACCAGCCATCATCCCTGTCAGAATTGTATTCTTCAGCACCTTCACCGATATAGACCGGGATGTCGTCCACGGTTATAGCATAAACGCAGCACAGCTTGTCCCATGTCTTTAAACCAATCTTACCGCCACCACGAATGTTGATGGTTGGTTTTACTAACCCGATAAGTCTAGCCTCCTCTGCTTCAGCGGATGATTGAGCATTGCGCCCGTCCCACTCCGCGATCTTCTCGAACCTGTAACCAGGATTCTCTAGCAGGTAGTCATATAGTTCGTGATGACCAGTTCCTGGAGCGTGCGTACTAATAGACTTCTGGTGTGACTGGATTCGGTCGTAAAATACCCTATTCCATTTAGTGAACTGAGTCTTACCCTTGCCGATGTATAGAACCTCTCCAGTATTGCTAACGATTCGGTAAACGTAGTGAACTTCTCTTTCGTGCCTTTGTTTGCTCATGGAGGTAGAACACTAGCAAGTAAGAATTTTGCATAAGAAGTTTTAATTAATACAACGAAAAACCGCTGCAGGATTGCTCCTGCAGCGGTTGAATCTTACTCGATTGCTTAAGTCAAACTAAATTAATAATTTGTGTAAGCGTTTGTCACGAAGCCTCTCCCGAACATCTTCGAATTCACGCATTTCTTTGCGAATGAAGTTGCGAATCCTTTCGAATTCACGAAGTCTGTGAGCATGTAGTTAGGTGTGGTGTACAGTTTTTGGTACTCCGCGAGAACGTAACCGGTCTCAACCCAGCTATCACCTTTGTAACCCATGAGGAACTCGTCCACAGGGTAGTGAGGATCAGCATAGACTTTGAGTCCAGTGAGGTCTCCAACATATTGGATACCTTGAGCAGTTGCGGAACCTTTCGACACGAATTGTGGGAGGGTTTCGATGACTGTCAGGGCTTGCATACCAACGAGCAACCAGTTACCACGGACACGGTTAGTGGCGCGGAAGATGAAGTTGCTGAGGGTAGTGATACCGTCGATGATCGACAACTTGTGGGTTTGATATGATACGTTAGTATCAGGTACTGCGTCCCAAGTTACAACACCAGCGTTGGCGCGTCCACGAATATCATTGATGACCGTACGGTTCTTTTGATATTGGAGGGCACCTGTGATGGCGTTAAGAAGAACTGACTCTGCTTTGATGTTGTACATCGCTTGCAAGTTTTGGTCAGCCTCTTCAGTCCAATTGGTTTTGAGCTTGTAGACTTGCGCCGTTACGGGTGCAGATGTCAATTTGAGCTCGAGACCTTGGAGGTTGCTGTTGCCTTCAGAGTTGTAGGCGTATGTTGCGAGGGCCTCAGTGGTATTAGCTGCGCCAGCGACGCTGATAGCGCCAGTAACGTAGTTGATTGTACCAGTGAAAGAACCAGCGAGAACACCGTTTCCATCATCTTGAGCAACTCCAGATCCAACAGTCACAACCACTGTACCAGCGCGAACTGGTGTGTATGCGAGTGTTCCGGATGCTGCACCAGAACCGTTTGTGGTGCTGATGGATTCACTGTCAACTACTTCAGAGGAATCTGTGTAGCGGTCAGTTGCACCAGCGAGTGCTTGCCACATAGGCGATCCAGCAGGGACGTTTCCTTTTGCTTGGCTTGTGACGATGTCCATATAGACGATCTGACTTGTGGGTCCTGGCATAGGCTGCAAGGAGACCAATTGGTCAATGATGTCGTTTTCGGACATGTTAGCGATGATTGGGAAAATCCATTTATCAAAGCTACCGAGGTTTGAGGTACGTGTGCTTTCATCCATTGCTCCGTACTTACGGCGGCAATTTTCCAACATAACGGCTGCATAGCGAGCTTTGTGCTCGGGCATGTGGCCGACTAATTCTTTCCAACCTTTCGCTTCCCAGAGGCCGCGAGGGTTGTCTTTGATCCCAGCTTCACGAATGGACAGGGCGGCTCCGAGTTCAAGCGCTTCAGAGACGCTTGGAACAGAACCGGCGCCAGAGGCCAACGTGGGGCGATCTTCATGCATTACGATCATTTTATTTTACTCCAGTTTTGGTTTTGTTTTGAGATTATTTTACACCGGCGAGGCGTCGCACAAGCGCCATCGATTCATCGAGTGAACCAATTTTGGGGCGTGTGAATTCCATCACAGAGTATTTGCTAATCTCGGTTGCTGGCTTACCGTCTTTAGGGGCCGCTCCCTCTTTTTTCGACTCAGCGACTACCTCTTTAACTTCCTCAGTCTTTTCGACTTTGGTTGCTTTGGGTGTAGCTTCGGGCTTTGTCTCATTCGCTTCCGCAGGTGTCATTGACTCCTGTAAAGCTAAAACGTCTTTGGATGTTTTGCATTCGTCGAGTTTCTTGCGAATCTCGTCGGTCAATTTTTCACCCAATTGCATCTCAACGAGCGTACGTGAGAGGCGGGTTGTATCAGCATGATAGCGCTCAGCCATCAATGTCAACGCTTTACCCTTTACATCGACATCTTTATTGAGGCCTTTGTAACGTTCAGCGAGGATATCAAGGGCGCTTGTTGCGACTTCATACCGGTTTTCCAAAGTAGCCATCTTGCCTTTGAGCGTCTCGGAGAGCTTGTAGTATGACTTACCGCGTTTAACCGCCTCAGAGAGGAGGGTACCACGGGAGACAAACTTCTGCGCTGTTTTACCAAGCGACTCGTGGAGTTGCTTTGCGTATGCAGCGAGCTTTGTGTTGACAGCAACAAGGGATGTTTGGTCTTTGACGAGTTGGATGTTAGCCTTGCGAGGTGCTTCGACCGCCTCTGTAAGACCTTTTTCAATAGCTGACAATTCTTCGTGAAGTTTCTTCGCGTCCCAGTCAATGGAGCGATCCTCTGCTTGGGCTGCTGAGATTTCACGATGAAGGTTGTCGGCTCGATTAAAGGCCTCCGAGATTTGGGACGGAGACATATCGCTAGGTTTGGATCCTTTTAGTGAGAGAATACTCTCACGAATTTCACCTAGTTTCTTCATTTTCACCTGTGTTTTAATTGTTTTCACAGTTTCTTCTAATTGTCCAGCTTCGTCCGAGACGATTGGGTTAGAAATGGTTTCAGACACGATCGTTGGTGCACCGTGCGTTGGCTGAGCTAAATCGCTAATCTTAATGGTATGGTCTGTGGACTCGCATTTAGGTGTCAAAATTGCTTGGACGAAACTAGGTGTATGGACAATATCCCAACCTTCACAGACGAAATCTTCACAAACGTAGGTCTGTCCACCGCGTGATTCAACTGAACCGAAACCGCGTGAAGAGACCATTGGATTGTAACCATTCTCAATGAGGGTACGAATCTTTTGACCCTCAGGCGTGTCGAGTAGGAGGACTTCACCGTAAACTGTGCCATCCTCGTTGAGTTTGGCATTGGTGACCATGTGGGAAATTGGGCTGCGAAGATCGATACGACCGCTCTCTGGGTGTTCGAGTAACCCGAATGAGGCACGGCTCTTGATGAGGCGTTGGAGATGGCTATCTTCCTTAAGGTTGCTCTCCCAAACCCGGCGTGGGTAGATGCGACCATTACCGTTGACTACGTCACATACTGAGAAGGTACCAGGGATGGAGTACGTCGTAAGTTTACGACCAGCGCTCTCGGAGATCTGCTCCTTAATATTGCGTCGGTCTGGGTTGAATGGCCAAGTGTCTTCAAGAAGGATCTTACTCACGATATAGATATGCGATCGCGGGTGCGGCATACTAGTGATGCGGTGAAGCGTGTCTGCGGTGATTGAAGATCAATCGATGGAATTAAAAACTTCTTTCCACCGGTCAAATACTATGTATCCTATCCTATGCCAATGCGAAACTCAGGCTACGCCTGTCTGAATCTAAGTACATCTACGAAGATGCGAACCGTCCGTGCCGGTGTCTACGACAAGCTACGCCAGGCCAACCGGGCTGACGCCCTATTCAAGCTTTTTGATGTAGCAGCCGACAATCTACGCGACCTCCAACTCATTGTCAACTGGAACAGCGATAATAACTGTAACGTTTATAGGATTTCGTCGAGCCTCATTCCACTTATGAGTTACATGCCGCAGGAGGATTGGGACGAATTAATCTCCTACTTCTATTTGGACCTGCGGAATGCATGCACAGTGTACGATGAATCTACGGCGCTGTCCAACATTGGTTGCCGGTTCTCCATCCATCCATCTAATTTTAATAGCCTTGGAGCGGAAAAGCAGTCTACCGTCGATACCACCATTCTCGATCTTAATCGGCATGGTGAGATGATTGAACGGCTGGGTCTCACCGGTAGGTTAGCATGTCCTATGTGCCTGCACCTATCGAACGGCGCAACCAAGGATCCTGACGCTCTCGTCTATCGCATCCGCAAATCAATGGAACGGCTATCACCTGTCGTGCTCAATAACCTATGTTTTGAAACCGAGGATCGTGGCATGTGGCGCTGGCAAAACATTAAAAAGTATTTTCCGGATATGCCAATCATCCTTGACACACTCCACCATGCCTGTAACAATGAAGGTGAATCGGTGGAGGTGGCGCTAGATGCCGTTGCTCCAACCTGGGGAAATCACGTGCCGCTCATTCACCATAGCACGAGTAAAAATTGGGATAACCAAAAGGACCGGCGATCGCACTCAGACTACGCTAATCCACTGCCTAGTTGCCTAGTGGACCATGGTGTTGTTTTTGACGTTGAACTCGAGGCTAAGAAAAAGGATCTAGCTTGGATTCAGTTTACCGCGGAACACGGCCTCGTCTATGGCTATAGATTATAATCCGGCGGTCTTAATTCCAAATCCATCGAATGTGTTAGTTAGGGTCCAACGATCCTTAGAATTCATTGTAACCTCAGCAATAACGTAGCTATTGGCACCATTTACAAGCTCTACCACAATTGTTATAGTAGCACTATGCCCGTTAAAAATGTTGATGTCGCGGATGATTCGTCGCACACCACTGCCTGGTGCTGTGCAAATGATAACATCTGAGGTACCTGACAGCACGCCAGTCTGTGACGCTGGAACAAACGTGATGCTGCCTGCATCAGCATAGTGCGAACTAAATGTTGGCTGTGTCGCTGGATTTGATAAAACCCGCGCTTTGACGTATTTTACCGTGCTATCTAGGACAATCAGTTTCATGTATTAATTACAGTTCGGTACTGGGATCGAACCTGGTTAAAATAAATGCCATACTCGAGAATGATCTGTCTGGCCTCAGCCATCGTAATCTCGTAGTCTATGCCATCCGCGCCCGTTATCGCGAATGGTGAATTTACCGCGGCTGGGTTAGCCTCGATGATTCCGCCCAGAAGAACGTATGCACCAAGCAGCATGTTTCTATCCTTCTCCTCAAGGGAGATAATGAAACCGCGCTGGGTGTCAAATCCTTGGGCTATGATGTTCTTAAAACCCGTGAGCGCAATCTCCTCCGGGCTTATCTCTGAAACGGCATAGTTCATCGTGACAGTCGTATTCGACACCGTTAGGCCAATCGGCGCGACGCGCTGCGCCAACGGATTGTATGGTGGAATAACGTCGATGTACTCTTTTAGAACAGGTTGACCGTTCGGGTTTGTAGCGATCTTTGACACGTCCTGAATATCCCTAGACTCTGGGTTTCCAACTACCCGATTGAACTCATCAACGAAAACGTACTTTTTCATATATATTAATTATAGGATCAGTCTTACGGCGATGGTGCCAGATTGGGCTTAAACCTGCCGTCCAATCTCAGTTTGAAAGTTTTGGACTCTAGTATGAAGATTAGACACCTCAGTAGAGGTCATTGACGTATTCGCTAGAAAATAAAATCCCATGGAGCCGGTGTGAAATTCCGCGGTGCCGTCTGACTGCGCAGAAAAAACTCTAATGCTATAGGTCGAATAGGATGTGCTCAGCGCGTTTCTTCCTGTCACTGGAGTCTGACTACCAACATACACCTCTCCACCAGTACTGGTAACCGCAGAACGAACGATCGTTATACACCGCAGAACGTTGGTTAGACCAGTGATAATGTCATCACCAAAGTTGTTCGCTACATCAACGTTGATCTGAGTGGTTGATCCGTTCGTACCAATCCAAGCATTTCCAATGCTATTTTGGTCAGTTCCAATCATGCTTCTAGCGCTAGCTCCGTCAACCGGAGACGCGGTTCTATTATACACCCCAAAAGCAAACAATCCTGAGGATTGAAGAGAGACTAACGAAACTCCGGTGTTTAGAAATTTTCCAGATGAGCCAGTTATACCAGTTGTCAGTGTATAGTCACCAGAGACAAATCCGGTAATAGCATCCGTGGTGGTACCCATGGACTTAACCTGCGGTATAGTCGCATCAGTCAAGGAGTACCCACAAAATAGGTTTAATCTCTTAATCTTACCGGTTGCGCCATAAGTGATGCCATCTGTATCTAACCCGTAGAAAAAAGTAGACATGGCGGACAGCATGGTATACGTGCCAGTTCCACCGGAATTCATCCATAGCGATACTACTGGATGAAAGGTTGATCCGGTGATAATGATAGATGATCTTGGACCGGCGATCATTTCACCTGTTGACTTTAAAACTCTCACTGACATATTACACCTGCCTCCCTAGCGAGGTTTGGAACGCTTGGATACGAGCGTATAGGTTACTTATCTGTGTAGCCGTTAAGGCTAGGCCAATGTAATAACCACCGCATATGCCGGTTGCCTGATTATATCCGGTGGCGTTTCCAAATATACCAACGTTTACGGCGTTTGAACCAGTGTAGGCTGCACCTGTTACGGTATTATCCTGCGTTCCATTTCTATATATTTTGGACACGCCTCCTGCCTCCATTGTCGCGACATAGAAACCAACTCGTCCACCAACAGTTTCATTAAGATATCCCTGTTGAGGATTATATAGTCCGAGATTAGCTCCTCCAGTGTGACCAAGAAAAAATCGATTCGCTGCGCCAATCCAAAGACCGTTAGATAGGTCAGTGGTGTTATCAACTCGTATATAGGCTCCGCATGAAACATCACTATTAGATAGTGTGCTATCCAACACGCCGGTGTTAAGCCACTTATTTCCACCGCTCCCAGTTCCACTTGGCCGAGTTAGTCCAGTGGCCTCCGTGTAATTTCCAGAGACGAACGCTGTGCCGCCGGAATTTGTATCCGTGGTAGTACCGATGGAAGTTACCTGCGGAATGAGGCAGTCAGTTAATGATGACCCACAGAATAGGTTTAATCTCTTAATCTTACCAGAGGACCCGTATGTTATACCGTCAGTATCTAACCCATAGAAAAAAGAAGAAATGGCTGTTAACGTAGTATTTCCAGCTGAGGCACCTGCAGCCAACCACGACGTGACGACTGGATGAACTGATATCCTAGCGATTGAGGCGTAGTAACCAAAGTCGGTAGTTCCATCGGATCGCCTAACTCGTATAGCCATACTACACCTGCCTCCCTAGCGAGGTTTGGAACGTTTGCATTCGTGAATATAGATTAGCCTGATCGGTAGCACCTAGATATTGCCCAATGTAATAACTCGCTACCTTAACGGTTGACGATAACACGTTGCTAGTTGCTCTAAAAACCTCTATTGTTCCGGATAGGACGGTTGGATTGGCCGCCGTAGTTGACACTTGCGTACCGTTTTTAAACAGCCGACCAAAGTCTGTGCTAGTTCCACCACTGAACCAACCCTGCGTTGGTGTTGACTGGGACGCGCCGGAGCCAAGCGTAAAATAGTAGGCCAAAGTTCCAGAGGCATAGAGTGCTAAGGATCGATTGGATGCATCTGACCCTAAGGCATAGGTGTTGCCAGAGAAGGAAGAGAACTTGAGATACGTTCCAACTGAATAATCCTGCTGCGGTATAGCAGAGTCAGAGTTGCTTACCCCGGTGGATAGGTACTTTGTTGAACCATCGCCGGTTAATCCACCAGATGACCCTGTCTCAACATAGTCTCCTGAGACAAAAGGACCGTTATTGGTGTCAGTTGAATTACCTAGCGACAGTATCTGTGGTCGTAGGCAATCCGTAAGTGAAGCTCCACAGAATAGGTTTAGTCGTTTAATCTTGCCGGATGAACCATATGTTATGCCATCGGCATCAAGACCGGTAAAAAATGCAGACATCGCGGATTTAGTGGAATCTGACGCTGACCCACCTGCTACGACCCAATCAACCACTACGTTGTGGTACGGATAATTTATTCCAGAGTAACTAGAGTTTGTTTGAACGGTTGTTCCGTCTCTCTTCGCTACTAGGATTGGAAAGTATTCTCTCATTATGCTTGTAATCCGTAGGCCTGAACAGTAACGGTTGATGCGGTAGTGGTCTGCATTTGAACCATGTCGCCGGTTGCTGTTAGATGCTTAGCAGCCTCCTCTAAATTCCAGAAAAACGTGTCATTCGCTGTTAGAACTATTTCTGATATCTGGTTGGCTGCAGTTGCTGATCCAGCGTTTGGTACAAGATACACCTTTACCGTCTCAGTGGCATTGGAGGTGTTGTGTAAGATGGTTGAGTATACATCAGTCTGTTGAGCGGCTGGATTCGTGATAATGGCCGTGGCAGTGTTTGCGACAGTGGTAATTGACCGCAGTACCTTCATTGTCGTGGTAACAGGTTGATCACCAACCGCATAGACCGTAACAGCGGATGCTGTTGCCGCCACAGCTTGAATAGAATCATTCGTAGCCAGAAGAGGAACACCGCTCTTAAGAATAACCTCAACCATCCACTTACTTGGGATGTCGATGTTAAGGAATCTATTTGTGGCCGTGGCTGTACCGACCGACCCTGTGGAGTTTGGAACGTAGTGCAGCTTTACGTTGCACGATGAAGCTGACGAATTAAAAAGATTGATAGATCTAACCAGAGTGTTAGTAGACGCTGGATTAGTAAAAATTGATGCAGCCGAACTCGCTACGTAGGCTGTGGTTGTGAGAACTTTCCATGCCGAGGGTATCCAACCGCCACCACCGCCACCTGACCCGGTTGCTCCAACAGGGCCTGTCGCTCCGGTAACACCAGTGACTCCAATTCCAGTTGGTCCGGTGACACCTGTTACACCAGTGACTCCAGTCACTCCGACTACTCCGGTTGCACCAGTGACTCCGGTAACTCCGAGCCCGGTTGCACCAGTGACTCCGGTAACTCCGACTACTCCAGTTGCACCTGTTACGCCGGTAACTCCGAGCCCGGTTGCACCAGTCACGCCGACTACACCAGTCACGCCGACTACACCGGTGGCGCCAGTTACACCAACTGGGCCGGTAACGCCTGTTACGCCGGTTACCCCTGTTACACCGACAACTCCTGTTGCTCCCGTAACTCCAACTACACCGGTAACTCCGGTAACACCTATTGGACCGGTTGCGCCAGTCACGCCGACTACACCGGTAACGCCCGTTACGCCGGTAACACCGGTTACGCCAAGGCCGGTTGCTCCGGTAACTCCGGTAACACCAGTCACGCCGACTACTCCGGTTGCACCAGTTATACCGACTCCGGTAACACCCGTGACTCCAGTAACACCCGTGACTCCGGTAACTCCGACTACGCCAGTGGCGCCAGTTGCTCCACCAGGTGAGCCAGCTACGCCGGTAGCACCGGTTGTACCAGCGCCAGTCGCGCCTGTAACTCCGGTAACGCCTGTAACTCCGGTAACACCCGTGACTCCGGTAACACCCGTGACTCCGGTAGCTCCGAGGCCGGTTGCGCCAGTGGCGCCATTAACTCCGGCGGTACCTGTTGCGCCGGTAACTCCGACTGCGCCAGCAGTACCTGTAGCACCAGTCGTGCCAACTCCGGTAGCTCCGGTGGCGCCAGTCGCGCCGGTTGCGCCGTTAACTCCAGCAGTACCTGTTGCTCCAGTAACTCCAGCACCAGTAACGCCTATTGGCCCTGTGGCACCAGTAGCACCAGCTACTCCGGTTGACCCAGTTGCACCGCCAGGATTACCCTGCATTCCAGTAGCGCCAGTTGCACCGGTTACTCCGGTAACGCCGACTACACCGGTCGCACCGGTAACTCCAGCACCGGTGGCACCTGTAACGCCGACTACGCCAGTTGCACCCGTAACTCCAGCGACTCCAGTAGCGCCAGTAACTCCAGATCCTGTGGCACCGGTTACTCCGGTAACGCCGACTACACCTGTAGCTCCGGTAACTCCAGCACCGGTGGCACCTGTAACGCCGACTACGCCAGTTGCACCTGTAACACCATTTGCACCTGTAACGCCAACCACGCCGGTCGCTCCAGTAACTCCGGTAACTCCAGCGACTCCAGTAGCGCCAGTAACTCCAGATCCTGTGGCACCGGTTACTCCGGTTGCTCCTGTTGCGCCGACTACACCGGTCGCACCGGTTGCGCCGCCAGGAGAACCAGCAACTCCAGTAGCACCGGTTACGCCAGCGCCAGTTGCACCAGTTACACCGGTGGCTCCAGCTGATCCTGATAGCGTATATTTTAACGACCCGTCATTAGTGTAGGTTCCTGTGGTGGTAAATCTATCATATTGCGAAAGCACAACTCGAACGATGTCGAATAGCGTAGATGAGTTATTGATGGATATTACTACCGTGATAGGGCTAGCGTTCGGATTAACAATAGTCATCTCTCGAATCGTTCGTCGGTTACCAGACGACGGAGCTGGCACGATCGTTACGGACGCCAAGTCATTAAAACTGCCGGTGTTAGATCCTTCAATAAACGATGCTCCGCTATCGGCGTAATGCGCCGTAAACTGTGGCTGCGTCACCGCTGTTCCAGTTAGCGTGGCAACCAAACTCTTAGATACTGTGTCTAAAACGATGACTTTCAATTAGTTTTTCCTTGTGTAATTGGTATAACTATAGCGCGGTATGGACAAAGCGCCCAACCAGCATCTCCAACGGGAGCACGACCTGTAGTTAATTCATGGCATCTGATGATAACATTTTTCGGTACCTTAAATTTGACTACTCTAGTCATCTCCAAACATTGCTTGACCGCGTACGTAGCCGGTGGAGCCTTACCTGGAACGATTTTCAAACAAACAGCTTTGGTCGGGTGCTGGTTGATCTGATCGCCTGGAGTAACTCTACTTTGGCGTATACGCTGAATCGTGCGGCAAACGAGCTATCGCTACCAACTATGACACTCCGTGAGAGTGCCGTGCGGTTAGGATCGCTTGTCAATTATTCGCTGCGCAACCCCGGCAGCGCGACTGTCTCCTGTGAAGCGTCGCTATCCACCACCTCCTCACGGGACGTTACCGTCTCTAAGGGTACGGTTATTACTGCCTCCACAGACAGTCCTGTGCTATTTGAAGTCGCAGCTGATTACACTATCAAAGCAGGTTCACTAACCCCTGAGAGCCAAGTTGCTGTTATAACCAATTCGTTCTCAGGTGTAAACGTTATTCAAACTCTCCTCGTTGTTCAGTCAGGTGGCATCTACGCTGATCTTGCTGACAGTTCAATCGATGTCTATGGTGTTATTGCTCCTGGGCAGAGCATTCGGCAGTATGGAGTATCTGGAGCTCCAGTCTATACTGTCCAAGAGATTACGTATGGCGCTGGAACAGGACGAAGCAGAGTTGTTTTAGACCGCGTCTGGTCTGGGACTAGCGGATCAATTAGTGCCGAGGTCTATGATCGACGAATCACGCTGATACAGGGACAGAGCTTTCTTGACGAATACACCGCCCCGAGCACTGAGATTCAAAATCAAATCTATCCGCTAACGCAGTCGCCGGTTGCCCAGGGATCTATTACCGTTAAAGTCAACGGAACTCCGTGGTCATCCACATCGCTAATTAAGAGCGGAGCGGCGAGTTTAGCCTACGAAATTAAAACCGGTGTCACAGGTTTAACCTATGTGATATTCGGCGATGGCAGCTTTGGCCAGATTCCGTCACCTGAGAGTCTTATTAGCATTGATTATCGAGTTGGTGGTGGAACGTCAGGTAATATCGGTCAGGGCAAAATCAACACCAGCATTATTGGATTAGACTCAATTGGTAACCCAGTCAGCATCGCTATCACTAATTCAAGTGGTGGTGGATCCGGTGGAACTGACGCTGAAACGCTCAATGAAGCCCGCATTAACATTCCACGCTGGGTATTAAGCAATGACCGAGCAGTCACGGCCCAGGATTACGAGATTCTTGCGTCGAACTACAGCGATCCATCCTATGGACAAGTAAAATTCGCTAGAGCCGTGTCGCGAGTTGAGAATAACCTACTAGAAGGTAATCTAGTACTAATATACGCCTGGACCACCGGTGCCGATGGATCACTGGTTCCGCTGTCTACTAACCTTAAACGTGCGCTTGAGGATTACCTTAAGAGCAAGAGCGTTGGCACAGACGTTCCAGTGGTAGTGGATGGAACAAGCATTCCATACCCAGTGTCTGTTCGCGTCCTACTGTCACAGGATGCACAAAGCTCGCAGGATGTACGCACCGCCGTTAAGACAGCTATAAACGCTGTAGTATCGTCAGTGTCACCTGGAGACGAGATCGTCTATTCCGATGTGGTATCTTCTATTGTGGCAGTAAGCGGAGTTAGCCAAGTCGAAATCGCAACTCCGTCCTCTAATTTCCTACCGAGTAACAATTCAACCATCGTTACGGTACCTGATTCAAGCAAGGAATACTCGGTTACTCTAACGAGTCTCGGCGGTAACGTTTACACCGGGCAGTTAGATCTATATCCAATTAAGCCATGGAGTGTTCGCCTATACGTCGACGGTGTTGAACTTAGCCTGCTACCGGACGCTGATCCAGACTGGGCAATTATTGTTGGTGAAGGTGTTGCCTCGTATGAGGTCGGTCTACTCGCCAATCGGCCTAGCGCAGCGCTTCTCTCCTTCTTTAGATCAGCCGATGATGGACGGATCTACTCTAGCAACGGTGCCGCATGGTCTATCGTAGATTACGGAGGCAGTCGAATCAATCTTAAGACTGGTGAGCTAGTCATTAGCACCACGGCGTCTGTGTCGGAGGTGACGTACACCATTATTCCAATCGCTAGTTACGCGAATCGAAACAGAGTTAACCTCTATGTGACGTACTCCGGTGACTCTAGCGGCCAAACCCGGCAAGTCCTACGTAAGAATCTGCGCGGCTGGATATCGAGCATTGGAGTTGGAGCAAGTCTGTTTAAGTCGCCAGTGAAAGATTCTGCTGGTTCAGTTATTCTAGAGAGCAGTCGTAGCAATGTGGAATGGACTGTTCTACTAACCCAAGGTGTCACTGGTGTGACTAGAATTTCAATTGGACAGGCCAACAACGGTCTAAATCGGATTGATCCTGCCTCCAACGAGGTTATGGATTTCGATCAAATTATCATCAACGGATTAAACGAATAAGGTTCTTAACACATGAAAAAATACATACTTCTACTAGCAGCAGCGTTGTTTATCACGACAGGGTGCGATCATCAAACTCCTGTTAATTCTCCTGAGACAGGGGCTACAGTAGCTAAAGATTACTCGCTGGAGTTGTCCATCGTTCGTTCTGGTGTGTCGTTCGCGTGTACTACGGCGTTGAACGTCGCTGTTAGTTCCCAAGATAGAATCAATAAGGCGGACATGATTTACGCCTGTGCTAAGGCTATTCGTACTCTAGCCGGTGGAAATGTTCCAACTCCAGTTGAAGTCGCCGCGGTTATTACGCTGTGGATGCCGGATAAAGCGCATTGGGCAAATCTTGCCAGTTCTATTAGTCGTGTCTATGCTGGAGCGTTTTCTAATCTGCACGGTAACCCATTACTGGCGGTAAAGTTTCTCGAACAAATTGCTCTTGGATGCGAGGAGTCAGCCGGATCAGTAATCAGATCAGTCACAGGAATTTAACATGTACGATTTCATTGGACTCGCAAAGAGCGCGTTTGACGTTGCTGGTAACTGGCTGGGTTGGCAACGCGAGAAGGATCAGCGCATTAACGCGCCTGAGATTAAGGAAAACGTTGAGGCCATAAACGACAAGAAGAAAATGGATCAATTTACCGCTGACGTTGAGAAGGCCAAAAAAACTGGAGATTTAGATGAAATTCGCAAAGCTGCTTCTTAGTATTATCGTAATCTCAGTCTTTATTGGCTGTGCTCATACTGTTGTTCCAACAACCGAGGTTCGTAATTCCACAGCATCATACGACGGCAACGATAAGAACAGCGGTATTGTCTCCACCTGTCCTGGAGGATTCGTCGTTACCGACAAGTTTCTCGCTAGATACGACGTTCTAGCAGAAAAATACGGTGCTAAATTTGTTCCGAAGGTTAAGAAGGGCGACGGAGTAACTGGCCACGTCATTGACAGCGAACATATGGTTAAGTTTCTGCAGATGAATAATTGGAATAAGGCCGGAATAGCTCCAGCGCGCTAAGGAGTCACGATTTTGTCACTAGCCATATTGGCGTAGTAGGAGCTCAAATCTGTGGCATTATTATAATTCTTGTTCCACTCGGCTCTAAGTTCGATGATCTGATCCCTATTGATCGATACGAAAGTTCCAGCGGGATGTTGAACTTGAATGACGTTTCCTTCGGCTTCTAAATCTAAAATAGTGCTAAACTTAGCGCTGCTCACTCTTTTACAGTAGACCACGTCCAACCGACTTCCGTCTGTTGGATCGCGGTAATTTTTAAATATGACATTGAAAACGATTTCGCCTACATCGGCAATGGTTTTTAGTTGATCACTGGTTAGTACAGTAGAGCATCCACACATAATAGATCAAATCGAGTTAAACCATAGACGAGCTAGCGCTTCATCTGTATTTCCTGGTCCGGTTGCTCCAGTAACTCCAACCACTCCAGTAGCGCCGGTTACACCGACTCCAGTAGCGCCGGTTATGCCGGTTGCTCCAGTAACTCCAACCACTCCGGTTGCGCCGGTTATGCCGGTTGCACCATTTACACCAGCCACTCCGGTTGCGCCGGTTATTCCGGTAACTCCTATGGCTCCGGTTGCGCCAGTAACACCGGCAGATCCAGCAACGCCGGTGGCTCCAGTAACTCCTGTGGCACCTCTTGCACCGGTAGCTCCGGTAACTCCGGTAGCTCCGGTAACTCCTGTGGCACCTCTTGCACCGGTAGCTCCGGTAACTCCTGTGGCACCATCTGATCCGGCGCCTGATCCACCGCTACTTGATCCTCCGGCGCCTGTGGCGCCAGTAGCCCCAATGTAAGAGCTCAGCGACCTAAAATCAGGCCTATTTGTATTGTGCCAACCAGACATGGTCTAACTACTTGTTTTAACGAACCATCTAGATTAAACGTTGGCGTTATAGTACCTTGTCCACCGATTGTTGACCATAAACATCTGACTCTCTACTTTAGAGCCATTTAATCGTCTACTGGCCGACGAACTGCACACTCCAGTTGCCTCGGCGAATTCATAACTATTTATCCACCCTTTGGGTGGCGCTTTCCTAGCGTTGACGATTCCCATCGATTTTGCTAATTTATTGGCCCAATCAGATGATGTGCTTTTTGATTTCACAGAGACTCCATTCCAGTAGGTAAAACCCACATTCCGTTAGTTTCCTTCGCTTGCCAAACCTCGACGTGCTTGCCACTGACTACTCCATAAACCCAGCCATGCCGCCAAGCTCGTCGCTGAACAAAACTCTTAGCGTATTCAGGATTCTTATTGCACAGGCAACCACCCATCATACCAAATGTTTGACCCATGCCGGTGGAGGAAGAGTACTGTATGTTATGTCCATGTCCTTGAATAATGCTGCACCCGAAATCTTGAGTGGCCATTCTTGCGGCGTATTTTCCATGATGAAAACCGTGCGTAACGCGAACGTTTGACGCGCCAAGCTGGTAAAAATTGATGTCGATATCGTATTTAATCTGTTGGCAGTCCATCTTTCTACACAACTTATCAAGGTTGTTAATACCTTCATTGGCATAGTCTTTTATGACGCCTTCTTTAGCTCGCTCTGCTGTATCCCAGAGTCTCTCGTCGTGGTTTCCATGGAGCCATACAGTAGGTTTTAATTTCTCAAGCCATAACGTTCCTTCGTCTACGTCGTGCTTCATGCTCTCGCCCTTGTCTACGTCAGACGCTTTGGACCGGAGTTGCTTGAAGTCAAAGATATCGCCGCCAGCGATACGGAGTTGGGGTTTGTAGTGTTCGATAAATTTGAAGAAGGCGGCGTTAGCCTTCGTGTCTTGATAGGCACCATGCGGATCAAAACCAATTACGAACTTGGTCCAGGATTTTGTTATGTTGGCCACGCAGTACTAAGTACACGTGTAAATGTCAACAACTTTTTACTAGCCGATTAGTAGCAGATTTCACGAGTCGCTTAGAGACCTTGGTAACCTTTACTCCGTATTTCTTGAATATTAGTTTGCTGCTACTTCGGTCTCTCTCATATTCCTCAAGGTAGAGCACGTTCTTTACGCCGAAAGCTGAGAGGGCCTGCGCGCAAGATACACACGGTATCGTAGTACAGGCCACAGTGTGTATCTCTCGTCCCTGGGCAGCCCGTAGAAGATTGATCTCAGCGTGAATGCAGTATAATCTGCGCTTGTCGCGATTCTTCCAGAAACTAAGCGGCGCGTTTACTTTTGTCTTGAGTCCATTATATCCAGTACCGACAACCATGCCGCTGGCGTCTATGCCAACCGCGCCAACTTGACGGTGTAAATCCTCGGACCTCAGGCTAGCCGCCATAGCAATTAGCATGAGATAAACTTTACGGTCAATTCTCTTCACGCAATTAGAACACTGACGATGTAATTAGTAGTATATGAGTTCGAGTTTCAATAACAAAAATTTTGCTCCAAACAGTCTTGCTGAAAAGGTTATCCAAGTAGATAACGCGGTTGAGTCAGTAACATCATTTACGTATTTAGACGCTGGTACCGTTAATGAGCGCATCTCGACGCTAACGAAGAGCAGTGCCTCACTCGGTCTATCCTACGTTGATACCTTTACATACGCTGGAACTCCAGGATTTTACCGCGTCACTAACATCACGAGGTCCTAATGAATTTCTCAGACGTTCCAATTCTCGACACGATTTACGCTCGTAAGTCAGCCCTCGCAGGAGTCGCTGGAGTTACCGGTGCAACCGGAGTAACCGGTGCAACTGGCGCTGGAGTTACCGGTGCAACCGGAGTAACCGGTGCAACTGGCGCTGGAGTTACTGGCGCTACAGGTGTAGTTGGCGTAACCGGAGTAACCGGCGTAGTCGGTGTAACCGGTGCAACTGGCGTAACTGGTCCGCAAGGAACACCGTCAAGCGTTCTAATAACGACAAGCGCCGCTGGAAACCAAACCGTGACATTTCCAACCGGTGGAATAAATCAAGTTTTAAAAATCGACGCTGCCGCTGGAGCTGGATCGTACAACTACAAAGTTATTCTCGGTGCGCCAGCTAGTGGATCAGGACAATTAACGCTTGTTAGACTAGAGATGCCGGCAAGCACCAACCCTGTTATAGAATTTAGAAATCTTACAATCGGCGGTACGAACCTACTGGACGTCACCGGAATAGCGACGGCGTCAAGCGTGTCTGCCGCGTTCTACTACTATGGATCAAATTGGATTCAACTCTACGCAACCTATGACCCTTAAGGAAAATTATGGCAAGTTTACCAAATAATGTAATAGCAACAGCGGCTAACCAGACCACTGGAAACGCTTCTCTTTCTTCTATCGACACAAAGACATTAGCTGCTGGTCAAGCAGTGATGGCCTCTAGCTCACCCGTGGTCATCGCCTCAAATCAAACTGCAATTCCTTCCTCGCAATCAGGAACGTGGAACGTAACCAATGTTTCTGGTACGGTTAGTTTGCCAACAGGAGCATCGACAGAAGCAACGCTTTCTTCTTTAGATGCAAAAGTCACCGCAGTTAATACTGGAGCTGTCGTCGTTTCATCTTCTGCATTACCAAGTGGAGCATCGACTGCCGCTAAACAGCCTGCCATAGGAACAGCAGGCACAGCTTCGGCTGACGTAATCACTGTCCAAGGTGTCGCTTCGATGACGGCACTTAAGGTTGATGGGTCAGCAGTAACTCAGCCCGTTAGTGCAGTGTCCCTACCATTACCATCCGGGGCTTCCACTTCAGCCTTACAAACAACGGGAAATACCTCTTTAGGAAACCTCGATACAAACCTTGGAGCGGTTGCGGATGCAGCAGTTTCGGCGGGGGCAACTGGATCTCTTGCAGCTAAGTTACGACGGGTATCCACAGACATTGGAACTCTTGTTACTAAAGTGGCGGGGGCTGCATTTGGAACGGCAGGAACACCGTCTGCCGATGTCATCTCAATTCAGGGGGTCGCCAGTGGAACCGTAATTCCTACGGTTCTCGATTCCTACGCAACGGTAATCACATCGAATACAACGACACGCCCCGCCGATACTACGGCTTATGCCGTTGGGGATCTGATTGCTAATTCAACAACGGCGGGTTCTGTAACGCCTTTCTCTTTTGCTAATGCTACACGAGTTGTAGCAGGAAGCGGAGAAATCCAAGCCGTTCGACTCTATAAGAGCGGAACTTCTCTAACTAACGCCAATTTCCGAGTTCATTTTTATCTTGCGACGGTGACTCCTAGCAACGGCGACAATGGCGTATGGCTGACTCCAATCGCTAATTATATCGGCTCGTTTGACGTAACTTGCGATAAGGCGTTCACTGACGGTGCAGAGGGAGCGGGACTTCCTACAGTGGGAATGGTTCGACGTTTCCAGCTTCCTTCAGGAACTACGCTTTACGCTCTCTTAGAAGCCCGTGGAGCTTATACTCCTACGAGCGGCGAGACGTTCAACATCAAAGCCGAGATTTCTAGGTTTTAAAATGCATCCGATTACTCGACAAAAATTCAGTCCGCTTATTTTGGATAATATTCCAAACATTGCACAATTTTGTGTTTCATTGCGTCGACTAACAGTCAAATATAATGGTGCGTTGATTCGGGTTAGGAGGTCTTCTGACAATTCAGAAAGCGATATTAGTTTCAACTCACAAGGAGTTCTTGATTCAGTTTCCCTTTTAAATTTTGTGGGTGCGAATAACGGTTTTATCACAAAATGGTACGACCAAAGCGGAAATGGTTACCATGTGGATCAAACAACTGCTGCCTTTCAACCTAAAATTATTAGCAGCGGTTCGTTGAATTTAATAAATAATAAACCTACTATCTCTTTTTTAAAATCAAGCACGCAATCCCTTTCAAATGCTGCCTCTTTTTTAGTAAGATCAACTTATATAGTCGCAAGTTATACTGGGGCAACTTATGCGGATTATGATGGAGCTAATTGTGATATGGGAGTTTCCACTTTTGGAATTTTAGGTGACGCAGCCACAACTAGCCTATACCAATCATTTAAAACAAATTATGTGAATGGGATACAAACAAGCGTTACGCCTATGAATAATTCTTTATTTGTCGCAGTATCACAAGAAACTAACATGGATTCTACATGGAATGGGTTTAATATTGGCAAACAATCATCCTATCTCTTTAGGACATGGGATGGAAATATTTCAGAAGCTTTCAATTTTTCAACTAGAAGCGTTTCTGATAAACGATTGATAGAATTAAATCAATCAAAATACTATAACATTACTTTATGAAAACCTATCTAATCTCAAATTTAAAAAGCGAAATTGATTCGGCTAATATTTTAATTTCGAAAAATATGGGTTTAGGAGATAGTGATGAAGTAACAAAGTTTTGGGATAATCCTATTCAAATCAAAGCGTCCTCGACTATTGGATCAATACAAATTCCCGCTCATCCTGTTTACACCGCCGATCCATCTAAACTCAACTGGTGGGCAATCCAGAAACCAGAAACAAGATTTATGACGGGGGTTAGTTTGACGGAGATCGAAGTTTAAATGCCAACGTTCACGGGCGTTTCTTGGCACGAAGTTTTTTAGGTAAATAACGTCGCCGGCATGTGCGCTATTTAAAGAAGAGATTTGGCGCGAAACTTTGTTCTGTTATCAATAACTTAACAAGGAAGCACATCTGTCTAAAAAAATACAAATGGTCGGTGAGTGGATCGCAGCCGTCGAGGTTGGCGAGAAATTTGAAGGTGATCTTATCATGACACCTGACAACACGAAGGAACGAAGACTCGCTAAGGTAGTAAGTGTCGGTGATACCGTGCGCACCGTTGCCGAAGGTGACGTGGTTTTCGCGCAAATCCCTGTTAGCATGCGTAGCATGTTCAACAACTACTTTGAATTAGAAGGAACGAAATATATGCAAGTGAAGGATACCGAGATTGTTGCTACAGTTAAAAATCAACGGCTGTCTGTTGAAAACTTTACGCCTAACGCTGAATGGTGTTTACTAGAATCCTGGTTAGACCGTGATCCAAATAGCCTGATTATCAACACCGATAATCACGCTGACCGCAACGCATTGCGGTACCGGATTCTTAAGCTGTCAGATAGTTACACTGGAGTGTACAAGGTTGGCGAAGAGGTAGTTGTTCAGCGTGAGCGCACTACACTTATCAATTTTGGTTCAACTGACTACTGGTATATTCACGTCCAATTCATCACCGGCCGCGTCCTGTAACACTGTTTTGTTGTTAATACATGCATAATGCACCTGACGACGACATCGGGATATTGCTTAAGGGCATATCTAAGGTTGTTTCAAAGATTGTAATACGTGCTATTGAGGATGATCCAGATTCATTTAAGGATGAATTAAACCCTGAGTTTCAATACGATCCAACCGTTGAGGCGCTGGATCATCTCAGTCAGTCATTCTTAACCGGCGCGCCTGTTGACCGTAAGAAGATTGACCATGTCGTCTTCAACCAGGAGGACAGGGCGCAGTTAATGGACAGTCTCAGTACTGCTCATGAATATGCTCGTTTGGTTAGGTTCCTCAAGACGCGTAGCAAATTAGAATCCGTGTTGCATAGGGCCTGCGAGATCGGTAAGTTAACGCCGTCTGAAACGCTCGTGTTTCTGCAATACATCACCTCCGAGCTTAGTACAATTAACAAGCGAATTAAGTCTGGCGGCACTAACATCAAGGATATTGAATCTATTCTCGGTAAGATTGACTACGCCATGAACGTCGCAGATGAGAACAAGTTAGCGCAGTACGCGGACACAAATCCACAGGCCCGTGAAATGATTCGCCGAATCGGTCATAAGATCCAGAAATCTGTTAAGGACTAGAGGTTCTGACCACAGTGCCACGCAAGACCAAAAAATCCCAAACCATCGTTGATTCAGGCATCCATGAGATTCTTAAGGGTGAAAACCTACTAGACATCTTCAATAGTCTACAGCAGGGTGAGAAGGACTTGTTTGAGCAGGTGGTTAACGAGATACGTAACGGTGGTTCAACGACTGAACTTCAGAACCTATGGAAGCTTGATTATATTAAGCCACCGCCAACCATCAACCAATTCATCTTTGACGATTACTACCTCGGTCAGGTTATTAAACCGCAGGACGATAACCCTGGTATGTGGCCAACCTGGATTGAGAGGTTAGTCGACGATTTTGATCTTGACAGTCGAATAAGCAATCTCGTTATCACAGGTTCGCTTGGTGGTGGTAAGACCTTTGTCACCTGCGTTATTATGATGTATCGGATTACGCTAGCGGCGATGCTGCGAAATCCACAGAATTTCTACGGTCTCAGTAAGGGTAGTAGGTTGGTCTATGCCATTCTCTCGGTTACACGGGCGGTTGTCGCAGAGACGGCGTTTGGTGACATGCTCAATTTTATGAGTAACTCACCATTCTTCATGGAGCAGCTCAATTTCAATCCAAACAGCAAATATGTCAACCAGAGTGTTAATCTTGGTAAAGGATTGATGCTAACCGCTGGTTCGCAGGGTCAGCACGTTATTGGTCGAAATGCTATCGGTATCGCTATCGATGAGGGTAACTTCCGTCGTGAGGCTAACCCAGACATGCAGGCATACAAGCTCTACGAGAAGGTTCGTACCCGTATTAAGAATCGTTTTCAAAAAATGGCAGGTTTCTTACCGGCTATCTCAATTATCTCATCCTCAGCAACCGGCGAGTCGAGCTTTACTGAGAAGGTTATCGGTGACATCACTAAGCTGAATGACGAACGAATTGAGAAGGTCTACCGTGTCTGCTTCTACGAGATGAAGGATTCGAAACGGTGGTGGAAGGCAATCGACAAGCTCAAGTTAGACAAGGAAGTCTATGCGTCAATCGTTCCAAAGCAAACACAAAAGCTTAAGGAGCGTAGGTTTAAGGTTTCGTATGGTATCAAGAATGTGGATCCACGGATGCTTGACGGATGGTATGACGACAAGGGAAACAAGATTTCAGGTGTTGCCCACGAGGATACACCAAACGGTGCAAAGGTTGAGCTTGTACCCGAAGACTTTATCGAGGAGTTCAAACGGAACACTAAGGTTGCCCTCCAGGATCTTAGCGGAATCTCAGTTGGTGGATCTATGCGGCTGTTCGCCAATCTCACAGACGTCTTCAAGTGCATGCAGGATTCAATCAGATTCGGTGTATTGGACTCTCGTAAGCCCGGTGTCAAACGTCTACCTATCTCCTCGGAGGATGATCAGCAGGTTTGGGATTACCTGGAGCACAAGAATTTCTTAACGCGAGTCGCTGGCACTGTCGTTCCATTACGGCACCCAAATGCGCTCCGATTTGCTCATCTCGATCTTGCGACACGGACTGTGGCCGGGTTGTCTATTTGCCACCGCGTCGGCACCAAGAATGTTAAGCTTTTCGATCCGCTCAAAGGTACGCACGTCGAGGAGGATCGCGTGTTGGTTGAATATGACATGATTCTGCCGATTACCGCCGGTTTCACTAAGCCGATCAATTTTGAGAAGATCATGAAATTCTTCATCTGGTTGAAGGAACGTGCTGGTTTTAACTTTGGGTTAATCACCGCGGATCAATTCCAATCCCATACGACACTCCAGATGCTAGAGGAGCGCGGTTTTAAAACCGGTTACCTATCGTTGGACCGTGAGAAGAAACCGTACTATGGTTGGAGAACGGCGTTCGAAGAGGGTCGTATCCTTATTCCGCAGTACGAAGAGAACGAGCTTCTTATTACCGAGATGGAGAACCTGCTAGATCTACCCAAGAAAATTGACCACCCAGAGCAAGTACAGGGAGGCGCTGAGGGGAGTAAAGACATCACAGATTCAGCCGCAGGTGCATTCTGGAACGCTGTTATGGGTGAAACCGAGAACGCTGCCATCGAAAACCAGTTGCCAATCCAATCCAACGAGTTACCTGGTGGCATGACTGGAACTGCGGA